GGGTTGGATGCAGTGTGATGCCACATCACACAAAGGGGCCAGTCGGAATATCCACCAGACGATCTAGCCCTGTTCTGCCAGCCAGGATATTCGATGACATTCAGCCCGACATGGCGCAAGATGTCAGCCATCTTTACCAACCAGATTGGGCCTGAACGGGGGGCACGATGCTGCTTGATTAAGGCATCAAGCTTGTCATAGACATCTTCAGGGGAAGCATCCCCAAAGACGATGGGACTAGCCATCAGCCTTGGCCCTGGTCTGTTCAGCCAGCCAGGCTTTCACGTCATCAAGCTTTGGGTGGATCAATTCATCGACTGGTTCAGCTGAACGTAGGGCAGTGATTCCAGCACCCTGATAGGCAGGAACAGGGGTGGCAGCCACATGGCCAACGAATACCTGAACCCTTGAAATGATCCCATCCACCATCTTGGGTGCTCGCACATCACGAAAAGCCACAGACAGGCCAGTATGTGATTCAGTCAGGACACTACGAATCTTCACGATATCAGCAGAATCGTAAAGCCTGAACGACCCATATGCCCCATCATCTTCATCCCTAAGTTCAACAGCGTGCCCAATCATGTTGTCAAACTTGTCGTTATGGTCGATCAGCAGGGGGATGAAGTGACTGCTGGCAGTCTTTCCACCCCTGGCCTGAAAGCCTTGGGCCATGGCAGCAAGTGAATGTGGCAGGAATTGTTCCTGATAACGAACCAGCTGCTGTGTGTCGTCATCCAGTTCCACCACATCAGCGACCTGCCCATACGGAACAAGGCAACCGTCAAGGGTTCTGCCATCATCCCTGATGCTGAATTCAGCAGCCCGTACAAACGTTGATTTCATGGGATAGCCCCTTGCATGTCCACAATGGATTCAGGATCATTGGGCAGCAAGCGATTGCCCATACGGATTTCATCGATCGTCTTGGCCCTGTTGCCCTTTTCATCGACCAGGCCAAACAGCATGTGGTCAGTCTGTGCCCTGGTGTAATCGTCAGGTCGGTTGTATTCATCCCTGTTGAACTCAAACCTGGTGCCCCTAGGCAGCAACCAATTGGACATGGCCATGGCGACAGCTTGGGCAGCAGGTCGCAGAGTGGTTCGCCAATGGAAATCAAGCAGGGTGACAGCGTTGGCATATGTCAGCCCTGAAGGTTGGGGCAATCCAACCAGGTAAGGGGGCACCCCTAACGCAGCAGCAATCCTTGTTTCATCAAAGATGCGTTGTTCCAACATCATCATTTCCCTTGGGGAAATGGTCAAGGTTTCCAGTTCCAACGTGCCAGACAGGATGGCAGGGGCACCAGCCCTAGAACGTGCCCCGTTCACCCAAGCATTCTGAAGGTCGGTTGATTCCTTGGTATTCAACTTTCGTTGGGACTTCAGAACTGCCCAAGGGATTCCACCCCTGGTTGCCAAATCAGTGTTCATCTGTTCCAGGGTGGCAGCAGACAGGATGGATTTGGCTGCCCATTCAAGGGGTCCAATGCCCCGTAGGTTGGTGGGCCAGGATTGATATTTGATGTGGCAGATGTCGTTACGGTCCAATGGTTGATTGCCCAAACGGTATTCAATCTCACCATCAGAACGTTCAATGTTGACCATTTGTGGATTCAGAACCACAAACCTGGCAACTGATCCGATACCCCCTGGCCCCAACCCATCCCTGAACCGACCAGTACACCAAAGGATGATTTCACCAGTCCCTTGGTAGGTATTGAACATCTGTTTGGCTGCTTCAGTCCAGTCTGAATACAGTTCAGGTTCAGGGTTGTTTGACCATTCAGGCAAAGGAACGACCTTTACCCCTTTGACGCCATAAATGGGGAATGAGGCAAGTTCCCTGGTATTCAGGTCGATGCATGACCAAAGGGTTGAAACAAGCTTTTGGGGATAGCCACCACCATTCCAAAGGGGGGTATCCCATGAGGTTGGCCAACCCTGCCACGCCATCACTTCAGGCATCATGCCTGAAGTTTCCAATTGGCCATCTGGATACATCACATGAGTATCACCAAAACCAGGGGCAACATTGGGACCAACGGAACCAACAGGATCATTGCTATTGGGGGTATCGTCCCTTGGTCGTGCCCTGGTTCGATAGTCCCTAATTACAATCAACTGATTGTCGCCACCCATTAGAAAAGCAGTGTGACACATCTTGCCAATATGGTCAATCCGTAGTTAAGTGCGACGCATGGGAAAGCAGCGATATCAGGGGCATCTTTCAGCAAGGGGCCATGTTGCCTTTAAGGCCATGCTTCAGCAGGAATGGATTGAATGCCATGAAGATGGTTGTACGAACAGGGCAACAGTTCCAGACCACTGCCCCCCAATCTCTACCTTCCCTGATCCAAGGGATTGGCAAGGGGTCTATTTGCCCCACTGTAAGCCCTGTAGCAATCGGCAGGGGGCTTCGTTGCGTTGGGGCAGGGTTGCCCCCAAGGCATCAAGGGCCTGGTGAGCCATGCACACAATCGCAGCACCACCAAGGGTTTACACACCAAGGGATTTGAAGTACCAAAGCCTTGGCTGGTATTTCGATGAAATCAGCAACCAGTTGGGGCACGAACCATACCTGTGGCAATCACTGGTAAATGAAGTCAGCACCCAACTAAGTGAACGTGCTGATCCATTCCCTGGCCAATCAGCCCTGAAGCTTCACAGCCAGCATGTAGGGGCCATGGTGGGCAGGCAATCGGGAAAGACAGCATGGGCAGCCAGCAGGGTGGCAGGCCAAGCCCTGTTGACCTACAGGACCGACATAGCCCAACTGGTGGGGCTGTCATCGATCGAACCACAGCGAATCCTTTACACAGCACAGAACAGGGTTTCAGCAGTAGAACGCTGGAAAGAACACTGTGCCATCATCCTTGATTCACCCTTGGGCAGATATGTAGAACGTCTGGCAGGGCAAACGGGGCACGAAAGGCTGACCTTCACCAATGGGTCAACCTACGAACCAGTCACACCAAACAGAAACGCAGCCAGGGGTATCGCTGCTGACCTGGTGATCGTTGATGAGGCTTTGAAGCACCCCATTTGGTTGCTTGGTACGTTGCGTCCAACCATGGCGCAAAGGCATTCAGCCAATGGGTGCATAGGTTCACAATTCGTTGTCATCAGCAATGCTGGCACAGACGACAGTGAGCTATTGAACCACATTCAAGAACTGGGCCATGAAGCAATCCAGAATGGTGATGATTCAAGGGTATGGCTGGAGTGGTCTATGGCACCAGGTAGTGACCCATTGGCAGAATCCACATGGCTGGACACAATGCCTACGCTGAATCAGCCCAACGGTATTGGACTGGATTTCATCAGGGATGAAGTGAAGTCGATGCGTATGGGTGACTTTATGCGAGAGTATCTGTGCCATCGAATCAGTGACAGTGATGACAGGGTTATCAGTTGGGATCAATGGCAGACCCTATACAGGGATGACCTGTGGGTTGCCCCGACAGATTTCGTAGTGGCCATCGATGTTTCATGGGATCGGTCTAGGGCTTCCATTGTTAGTGCTTCAGCGACAGGGGGTTACCTGCCTGTGGAAGTGATTGAAGCCAAGGAAGGGGTGGACTGGTTGGTGGAGAGGGTTGCTGGCATCGCTGAAAGGCATGGGTGCCCTGTGGTGCTTGATACAGGGGGGCCAGCAGCAGCCATGCACCTAATACTTGAAAACAGGGGCATTGAAGTGATCCCATTTGCTGCCAAAGATGTGGCCAACGCTGCAGGCTGTTTCTATGACAACGTTCGCAGCAAGCGAGTTGCCCATGCCAATGACTACAGGCTGAATGATGCTGTCAAGGGTGCAACCAAACGACCCATTGGGGAACGTTGGGGGTTCAACCGAAAGGGCAATACAGACATCAGCCCCCTGGTGGCTGCTTCGTTTGCTGTGTATGCCATCGAATCAGGCAGGTTCGATAAGCCCATGATCTTCAGCTAGGTAGCCCATGGCCCATACCGGTCGAACCCAAACAGCACAGCAGCAGCCCTGACGTTGAAGCCTGGTTCAGTCAGCTTACTGATGGAGCAGGCTTCACCAAGATGGGCAGCGATATAGGGGCAGTTGCTAGGCATGATTTGAAGCAGTCCAGTTGAACCACTGTGCCTATTCCTGACCCCTGGTTGACAGCGTGATTCCCTAAACATGATTCGTGACATACGTTCAACGTTCCAACCAGGGGAGTAATGAGATAGCAGCCCTTCAGCCCCAACGCAGCGACCATTATCGCTGTCACTGGTAAACCCAACGGGTGGATTTATCGGCTGACCAGGTGGGTCGATCC